TTGGAGGTGTCCCCTAAAATGTCCCAATGTCCCCAATGTCCCCAAAATCAAATGAAATATTTGTGAATTGATTTTATAGAAAATGGGTATCCCAACTTTTTTAATTTTTAGATATTGTTTCATATTTTTTTGAGGACTTTGAGGACACTTGATATATTATGTATATATAACTTTATTCTTTTCTTATACTTTATGACGCATTATGGTCATAAAGGTTAGGTGTCCCCAAAAATGAAAGGTCAAATATTTTTGAGGACAGTGTCCCCTTTTTTGAGGACACCTCCAAATTTTTGAGGACACTTTCGAAAAATATTATATTTCTTATTTTATAAAATGGATTGGAATAATCATGTTTACATAAATTTAGAATACAGAAAGGACAGAAATATACATTCTATAAATGAGATCAAAAAGTTAGGAGTTGAACCTAATCGTTTCAATGCAATTAGAATGAAGGTTGGTATTGTTGGTGCTGTAATGTCTCATATGAAATGTGTTCAAGAGGCAAAAGAAAAGGGATTACCATATATATGTATTTTTGAGGACGATTTAGTAATTAAAAATCCGGATAAATTAAAAAGAAAAGTAGATAAATTATTCAATAAAGATTGGGACATTTTAATGTTGGGAGGTAATAATTTTAAACCATTTACAGAATTTGCGGATTATATAAAGGTTAATAAATGTTTTTGTTTAACAGGATATATTGTTAAAGAACATTATTATGATACTTTATTAAATAATTTTAAAGAAGGTTGTGAATTATTATTAAAAACAAATAATCGCGATTATTCATTAGACATGTATAATCACCACTTACAAAGAAGAGATAATTGGTATTTAATTACACCAATACAAATATATCAAAGACCTGATTATTCAGATATAGAAAATAAAAATGTTGATTATAAAAATTTAATGTCTGTATATGATAAATGACATATAAACACGATTTCAATAAAAAGTATGGTTTCAAAAAAGAAGAAGACCATTCATTAAAAGAAATATCTAAAATTACAGGTTATCAATTAAAAGGTATTCAAACCATATATAATAAAGGTATTGGGGCATATAAAACAAATCCAAGTTCAGTAAGAAAGAATGTTAAATCAAAAGAACGCTGGGCATATGCAAGGGTATATGCGGCAATCAATCCGAAGTCTAAAGCACATAAGATTGATAAAGTTCATTTAATAAAAAAAAAATCTAAACAATAATATACAATGAGTAAACAATTAAAAATATTAAAGGTTGTTGACCCACCAAATCAGAAGATAAAACCACTACACCCAAATTTACCTCAACCCAATTCACTTGTCCTAATGGTTATGCCGACAAAAACTGGTAAATCAACGATTATTTCAAACATGTTATTGAATAAAGATTTCTATGGACAAGATTATTTTGATTATGTAAAAATAATTAGTAATACAATTAATAATGACCAAACTTCAAGGTTTTTAAAACAAGCATTTGATTGTGAAGATCATTATGACGATACTATGATACACGACCTTGTAAAATCCCAAGCACAATATGAACGAGAGGATATGCCTTCTGTATGTTTAGTTCTTGACGATTGTTTAGGTGATAAGACAACTGCGTTAAATAATATTAGTTCAAGATATAGGCATTCAAATATTCAATTATTAATTATAAGTACACAATTGTTTCGTAAAACAAGTCCCACTATTAGAGCAAATGCAAACTGGGTATTGATAGGTAAATTAACTAATGAAACGGAACTTGACAAGATTTCAGAAGAGTATTCAGGAATGTTTGGTGGCGATAAGAATTTCAGAGAAATGTATAAAAAAGCAGTTAAAAATAAATATAATTTTATGACTTTAAAGTTAACAGAGAACCCTGCCGAGATATGGATTAATTTTAATGAGAAAATCTATCCTCCTGAAAACATGACAGAAGAAAAAGAAGAGGAATAATTTATTCATTATTTATTTACAACAAATAAAAAAAATAATTTAATTATTATAAAATGGAATTTGTATCCGCGGATAGGTCAAGAGACGCAGAGTTTCTTTCAGGACTTCAAAACTACAATCAACAAGTATTCAATAACAATAAAGATATTGCTGCTCAAATAGACGATACACAGGATAAATTAGACCAAGATATTGAAAATGCGAAAACGGTTGCCGACTTGGATAATTTAAAAACACAGGGTGCTGTTGCTGGTATTGGTGCTGGTGGCGGAGAAAAAGTTGTTCGTGGGGTTAAAGAATATAAAGAATATAAAACAGCAACGGCAGCAAAAAAAGCAGCAGACATTGCTAAAGCAGCAAGAGGTGGTGGTACAGAAGTTGCTGTAAGTGCAGAAGAAATTCTTGCCGGTCCCGGAGGTAGATTTACTGAATTAACACCTTTACTTGGAGACCCACGAGCAGAAAGAGAGGCAGCACAATTTGACGAAGGGATAAGTCAAGAATACCGAAGAGGAGCAAGACCTGTATCACCTACAAGAACAAGACCTCAAGCATTTACAGAACAAGAACAAAGTGATTTCAGACGAGGAATTGAAGAACGAGGAGCAGCAAGAGAGGCAGCAGCAGGTGAAGAAGGAGCAGAAGCAGCAAGTGCCGCAAAAGGGACAGTAAAAACAGCATTAAGTGGAGCAGAAGTTCTCGCAGAAGAAGGTGCTGCAAAAACTGCTGGTAAAGTTCTCGCCAAAGGTGCTGGTGTTATAGCACGAGGTGCTGGTGTTGCTGGTGCTTTGGTATCCGGTGGTTCAGCAGTTGAGAGTTTAATATCAGGTGATAAATTTGAATGGGATAAACAAGGTGCTGAAATTGGCGGAGCAATACTCGATATATTAGGTACTGGTGCGGAGTTTGTACCTGGTGGTCAATTATTTGGTGTTGGTTTACAACTTGCTGGAACAGCATTATCAGGGGTTGGAACAATCACGGAAGCATTGGAGGCAGAACCACAAAAAGAAGAAGCAATTGGAAAGGCAAAAGATCTTCAAGCAAAGACACAAGCAGACCTTGAAGCACAAAAACAAACAGCAATAACCGGTATTACAACCGCGGCACAAGGAGGTTCAGCAGTTGCAAGACAAGTTCAATAATTTATTTTTTTTCATAATTTATTTTTAAAAATTTATATATATTAAGAATATATAAAATGAGTAAATCTTTTTGGAAGGCAGAAAGCACAATCCCAATTGTTCAAACTTCAAAGGCAATCACTGCCCTCAATGGTCTATCTTTTGAAGGTGGTCAAGAACTTCGTATTCGTGTCCCACCCACTACAAAGTTCTTTCAACCCAAAGAATGTTATCTTCAAGCAGATATTAAATTAAAGGGTGGAACGGCAACTGGTGAAGCAACTAAACTTCAACTTGACCCTCACCTCGGAGGACAAATTTTAATCAAGGATATTCGTATATATACTTCGTCAGAAAAGGGTTCTGTATTACTTGAAGAAATACAGGGGTACAACTCCATGGTTTCAGTTATGAGAGATTTTGATACTAATGACAGTGAAAAGAAAAAGAGAGCATTAACGGAGGGTGCTACTATTTGGTTGCCCAATACTCGCGGCACACAGGGGACAACTAAATCAGACGCAGCAAATATCCTTGATAATCCTTATTTTAAAGAAGATCCTTTAACCACTACTAATAAAAGAACAGCATTCACAAATAACCAATTCAACACTGCGAAATTGTGTCTACCATTAGAAACCGGTATATTTAGATCTGACCGTGTATACCCCAATCTCCTCACTGGTCTTGAAATTGTTATCACTCTTGAAGACGCTGGTAAATGTATTACTCAACTTGATAGTGTTATGAGGGGTCGCCGCCTTGCCCTCAATCCTGTATTCTTATCTCGTAATGGTTCAACTGGTGGTGCTTCTGCCCAAATTGCAAATGGTGATACAATTGATAAAATTCACCTTGCCTCCGATAATTCACAGACCTCACCACAGAATTGTCCATTCTCTGTAGGTGAACGAGTTGCTATTGTATCGGCAGATAATGCTTCATTACTAACAACTGATAAAGATCTTGTTATTGAACAAATTAATACTAATGCCTCCGGCACTGAAATTACATTTAATCCTGCTGACGCTGTATCAACTTCTGCTGATACTTTCGCAGCAAATTCAGGAGCATATGTTGTATCCATGGCGGCAACTACAAGAACCGGTGCGTCAAATGCTAATTACAAACCTTCTTATACTTTGAGCAATGTTGAACTTGTTTGTCAAGAAGTAGATATGGGTGGTGGTTTTGAAAGTGATATGTTAAGAGCAATGAAAGAAAAGGGTGTAATTGTTCAAGATATTTTATCGTGTCAGAATTACAGATATTCTTCACAGTCCGGTGAAGTTGCCCTTAATATTCGATTACCACTAAATAATGCAAGGGGTAAGGCAATCGTTTCACAAGCAACAGACGCAACAGTATATTCTGACAGTCAGAGAGTATCCGGCACTGGTACATATGATATCGGTGGGGACGCTGCTGATAAAACTATGAATGAAGCGTGTGCCGGTCTTCGTGGTATATCAGATTATATTTCGGATTATCAATTCTTATATGACGGTCGCCTACAACCTTCTCGTCCTGTCCGTTGTTCAAAGACCTCCTCTAAAACCTCAATTGACGCTCAACCATTGATTGAAAGCACCAAAGCATTGGTTCAATCAGAAATTTCAGCAAAATCTCTTGCCTGTTATAATAGCAATTGGTTAGTATCTCGTGCCCTTGCTCTCAATAAAGGTGTATATGATACTCGTAATAAAGATTTTAATATTCAAGTAAATTATTCAGGATCTACTCCAACAAAGAATAAGTTATGGAATAATTTTGTCTTTCATTTAAGAAGGGTCAATATTCGTGGAGATAGTGTTTCTGTTGAATATTAAAGTAATTTGTTTTGTTTATTTTTTGTTTTTAAAATTTTATAATATTATAAATATTATAAAAATGAGTAATCGCTACCTTTCAATTAAACCAAGTAATTCTAATGCCTCTCAATCATACAGAGACGGACGACCTGTTATAAGTTTCACCATTGCTGAAAGTGAAAGTGTACTTGTACCTTCTTCTGTTCGTTTCTGTGGTAAATTACATGTATACAAGAACTCCGCAAGAGCGAGAGTTGAAGGAGGAGACAATCTTGCAATGGACAGTCGCCTTGGGATTTGGTCAGTTCTTGACCAGGTAGTTTTAAGTTCTGCGACCAGTAAGCAGACAATCGAGCACATAAGACACGCAAATCGCTTCTATTCTTCATACCTTGGATTAACCAGTTCTGAACAGTCATTAATTGGACATTTTGGTGAAAGTGGACTAACACTCCCCAGTACTAATGGACAGAAGGTTTCTGTTGTTGAAGAAGAGGGCACAAATACAAATGAGTTCTGTATTCATATCCCTACAGGATTGCTTATGGGCACTTCAGCAATCCCACTATCTCGTACCAGTGGTATTGGAGGTCTAACAATTGATCTCCACCTCGCACCGGATAGTATGGTCTTATTTGATACTGGTGGGGACGCTTCTGCTAATGGTCTCACAGACGCATTCTATGAACTAACTGATTGTCAATTAATATGTGAAACTCATTCACCAAATACCGAGGACATGAAGAGAATGCAAGATATGGGTGGATTTGAATACAATTCTATTTCAGGATATTATTCTACTATTAACTCCACCAACGCAAATATTAATTTCTCTCTTGGATTATCAAGAGTTGAAAGTGTATTTATGAATTTTATTAATAGTTCATATCTCAATAATCTTGACCAAAACTCTTTACAGACTATTAATCCCTTGACTTCTACAGGGGCAATTGCTGACCTTGAGCAGGTTGTATTTACAAAGGGAGGTTCAAGATATCCTCTTGACTATAATATTGATACTCAATATAAAGAAGACAGTTCAAACAAAAAGGTTGACCCACAGGTTATTCGTAATTTTATGAATGCTGTAATCCCATACACCGGCATTACCCATACCTCCATTTCACCAGTAAATACTAATAAGAGATACACTACTAATGATAACAGTGTCCTTGAAGGAGGGTCTCTCATGGGCGTAGGAGTAGCATACGATATTATTGGTTCACCGGCAGGAGGTAATTTCTCACAGGACGCATGGGGAGTTCAAATGGATTTGGGTCTAACGGACGATAATCCTGTATCCGCATTTATCTTTGTTCACGCGAAAAATACTGTTCTATTTAAAGACGGACAAATACAAGTTGTCTCGTAAATTAAAATCTATACTTAATTTTTTAAAACTTTTTTTAATAAATTTTATATATTAAATTATATAAAATGAGTATGTCAATCCCTCCAATGCTTCAACCCGGTGTAATTGGTTCGAACCCTGAACAGCGTATTGATACTGATATCCTTGAACCTGTAATTTTTACTGAAAGTTTTATTCGTTATGAATTGCAGAATAAGGGTCTATTAAACCCTCAATCTCGTCTCACATTTTCTTTAAATGGACACGGAGATCATGATAGTTTCTTTCCCCTTGGTGTTGGTGTAGGTTCTGTAATTGATAGAGCAACACTAAAGATTGGTGGTAAAACTATTTGTGAAATTCAGGACTTCAACTTTTACCAAGCATACAAGTCTATGTTTATTGATCAGTCTGTAATTAAAGAAAGAGAACAGTTTAATTCAGCAAGGTGTATGAGCAATGCTGTTGTATACAATAAGGATAATGTTGTATCTGAAAAAGTATCTATAGATAATGGTAAAGAATTTGTAATGAATGCTACTGATACCAATAGTGAATTAAGAACTCATACCTTTCAGAGACTACCCAAGCAACCGGTTTTCTCTATAACGCTTGACGACCTATTTCCCGCGATCCGTGGGATACAGTTGCCCCTCTTCATGTTAAGAAGCGACCAAGCAGTACAACTTGAATTAAGTCTTTCAAATAGTGTTGGTGAGCGTGCTTCTCTATCGTCTGCCGGTGATAATGGTGGTCATTCCTTCACCCTTGACCAAACTGAATGCCGTATGATTGCTGACTATACATTCCTTGACGGAGACGAAATGAATGCTTTTGCAAGTGCTAATCGTGATTTTTCATTTATGTTCCTTGAACCTCGTCTCACCAAGACGACACTTGCTACCCAAGCAGCGGCAAGAAACCAAGTCCGAAATGTTGGAGGTGCTGGGCGTTTAGTATCCAAAATGTTTGTAGGTGTATCCTCTGATAAAATGAGTGTTCATTTTGGAGCGTCCGAAACCGGAGACCAAAAGACCCTATTAAATAAATATCGCGGAGTTGCCTGTGAACTTACAGGTACTCGTGCCGGAGGTGATTTGAACTACGGCAAACTTGTATCCAATGTTAAGAAGAACGACGAGTTCTTATATCCACTTGACAGAGAAAACTCTGCCCTTCATTTCCATGGTGTAGCAGATACAGAAGGTTCTCCTCCTCATATCACTCGTGCTGAATATGCAAGAGGAGGTGATAGTATAGTTGCTCGTAAATTTGAAGGATACCCAATGAATGGTGCGAATGAATTGACTGGTCAGTTCTTTTACAATGCTTATCGTCTTAATGACGGTGAAAGAGTAGATAGTCGTGGTCTTGAACTACACCACAAATATCAGGATCTTGCTGCGGCAGAAGCACCGTATACTTCTCGCTGCTGGATTGAGGTTCAGAAGGTAATGAGAATGAAGGACGGAGTTGTTGATTGTTATTACGCCTAAATATATCTTT